CAGTAGCCCTGCAAGTCCACCAGCATCAACTGCGCCGGAACGCCCGTGGCAACGGAGGTGATGGCGCTGACGTTCAGAACGTGCTTCGTGTCTGGGCTGACATTCCCGCCGTGCGGCAGGCCGAAGATTTGCGTGCCGTTGCCAGTCAATTCGTCGCAGGTTCTCCAAGCCAGTGCAGTGCCCGCAAAGGCGTTGGCGACGGGCGTGCCGTTCAAGCCGCTGAAGTCATACCACCGGCCTGCGGTGTAGGCTGAACCGCCCGTGATCTTGTTCCAGTCGGCGCGGTTGAACTTGCCGCTTGTGATCTCGTTGACGAGATCGTCCATTGAACTGAATGGCATGGTGATTCCTTAGGTCCAGACGAATTGCGCTTGCCCCACCATCGGCAACAAGCCGCTTGTCTGGGTGGATATGTTGAAGATGTAATTGAGAAACGCGCCGTCCAAAATGCGCGGCAACGCTGCCTGTTCGCGTAAGAAGTTCTTCTCGACAGTTGACGACAACTCGTTGGCGGACATCGTGAACAGCGGCTTGACCAACACCATCACGCCGAACCCGCCCCCGGAGGTGCTGATCATGTTGGGTCCAATGACACCAATGCCGCCCGAGGCTCTGTACGCTGTCGTAATGGTCTTGGCAACGCCGTCTTGGTTGGTGTAGTTGATGGCGATGTTCGTGGCAGTGCTTGTTCCAGGCGTTTGCATCATCATCAGCATCCGCACACCCTCGCCGTCTGTGTATCGCGGCAAGGTCACATCGTTGGTCAAGTCTTGCTGGTCGGTGTTGTCCAGGTCGATGTACGGGTAAAACATCAAATAGTCGAGAAAGTAGACCGAAGGCAGAAAGCCCGTGGTGCCGCCATGCGTCAACGACATACTGAGCAGATACCGCTCCGTGCTGATGCCGGGGCCGACATAGATGCTGTTGTTGCGCTGGCCGATGAGTTGCGTGGCCTCAAGCGCGGTGCCAACGTATGCGTTGTAAGACGGGATGCCGCTGGCGACGCTGAAATCACCAAACGGGTTGGTCCCGAAACTACCGTAAACCGATGTGCGGATGAAATGCTGGATGTGATGCCGCCCTTGCTCGACGGCAGCAGCCACCTCGGCAACGGACCTAAACGGCATCAGGGTTCTCCAGCGGGGCCCACTCCACCTCGTCGGGTGACCACTCCACGCCCCCGTCGGGATGTTCTAAGCACGCCGACAGCTCGGTGTCTGTCAGCGTCAGCAGCTCACGGCAGTGGGCGCAGCGGTAAACCACATCAGTCCACCGTGGCGGTCAGTGCACCGGCCGCGAACTGCGGCTGGATGCCGTTGCTGATTGACAGGCTGGCGTTGAGCGCACCCTTCAGCAGCAGGTTGCCTGCGCCTGTGCTGTCCGTGCCGATGCCGAAGTGCGTGGCCGTGGCGGTGCCGCCCGTGGCCTGGGGGAACTGGACCAGGGCGGTGTTGCTGATGGTGGACACGCTGCGCGTCCAGCCGCCTGCCGTGCGCGCCACCGCCACCCGTGCGTATCCGGTGTAGGCCACCTCGCTGGTGGCCTGGGTGCCGCTTTCGCCGGGGTCAGCCGTGTGCAGGCTGATGTGGAACGAGCCTGCAGCAGCGGAGTTCTGCAGGCCTGCAGCGTCGCCGATGCCGGCCCAGTCGGTGTTCAGGAACAGGAGGTCGAGGAATGCCGCTTCGGCGGCGTTGGTCATGGACATGGTTCAGGCCCTTTCAGGTGGGTTCTTGCAGCGCCCGCATGCGGGCCCGGTGCTCGGCTTCTTCGCGCGCATCTGCGCGGGAGCGGAAATACAGGTTCACCACGAAGCCGGCCAGGCCGAGCACGATGCCGGCCAGCACTGCGGCCTCTGAGCTGACCAGCCAGCCACCGAGCGTGACGCTGGCGCCGGTGTACGTAGTCTTGCTGGCGGCGCTGGCCACGGTGGCGTCCACGGTTTGCTGGGCGACGTGCTCTTTCAGGTTCATGGGCGGCCTCAGCGCTCAAAGGTGGTAACGGTGCGGGTGATCTCGTCGTTTTCGTCACGCTCCACGGTCTGCACGCTGCGCGTGGGGTGGCTGTCCACCACGGTGACGGCGGCGGGCTCGACCTGGTTGATGACGGTGACGGCCGGGGCCTGGGCGCGGGCTTCGGGCATCACGGCCTCGATGTGCACCTGGGGCTCGGGCGTGGTGATCTCGTTGCGCACCTCCACGGCCTGTGGCTGCAGGGTGATGGGGGCGTGCACGGTGACCTGGCTGGCGGGTTGCTCCACGCGCACGTCAATGCGCTGGGGCTCGCGGGCGGGGGCGTGTGTGGCGTCTGCCTGCCGCTGCACCAGCGCGGCTTCGGCAATGCGCGTGAGGCCGCCGATGGCTTCGCGGGCGGTGCCTTGCGGGGTGGAGGCTGGGTCTGCGCTGGCGGCGGGTTGGCCGGTTTGCAGCTGCAGCAGCAGGTCCAGCGTGCCATCGCTGCGCAGGCGCTCGAAGTCTGTGCGCAGCTCGGCGAAGACGAGCTCGGGCTTGTAGCCGCGGCGGCGCAGCTTTTCGCTGATGGTGGAGAGGCCGCCGCTGATTTCGGCCAGGTCGGCCTTGACGTCTTGCTCGGGGTTGACGTAATCCCACTTTGGGGTGGACCAGTCGGCCCGGTAGTCGGCCTGGCGCAGCTTGCCGGCCAGGACGGCGGCGTCGATGAAGGCGCGCCAGATGGGCACGCACAGGCGCGGGATGAGGGTGAGCCACTGCGTCTGCTCTGCGCCGCGGCGGAACTCCAGCATGGCGACGCGTGCACTGCTGAAGTTCACTTCCTTGACATCGCCCGTGAGCATTTCGTAGGTGACGCCCATGCCGGCGGCCACCAGGTGCAGGTTGAAGCGCAGGTAGTCCACGTAGCCGGGCGCGGCCTTGGGCTCTACCACGGTGAGGTTCATGCCCGGGGGCACCTGGGTGATGCTGCCGCTGGACAGGGTGCCCAATTCGCCACTGGTTTGCACCGTGGCGGCGTCTGGCGAGGGGTCAAAGGCCAGATCTTTGGGGTCTGTGCTGGCCAGCACGGCCAGGCGGGTTTCCAGGTTCTTGCGCTGCAGCTCGGCGTCTTCGTAGAGCTGCAGGTCACGCACGCGGGCGATGACGGGCGCCAGGCGGGTGAAGCCCCTGCCCTGCCCTGGCCGCGCCGGGTTGAAGAGGTGGATGATGCTGGAGGCGGGCACAGGGTAACTGGCGGAGCGCTGGCGCCGGCCGGTGACGAGTTCACCGGGGTGCTGGTCGAACAGCCAGTAGGCGGTGACCTTGCCCAGGGCGTCGTATTCGATGCCGTTGACGATGGTGCCGCCAGGGGCGCCTTCGCGCGTGCCGGTTTTGCTGCTGTCCAGCCAGTCAATCTCCAGCACCTGGAGCTGCAGCGGCACGGGCAGGCCGTCTTCAGCGCGGCGGGTGCGCAGGCGGATGAGCACTTCGCCGTCTTGCTCCATGGCGCGGTAGGCGGCGGCCTGGATGCCGTAGATGTCGAGCCGGCCATCGGCATCGGCCACGCGAGCCCATTCGGCCCAGATGGCGTCGATTTCGGAGGCGCGGCTGGACAGGCTGCGCGGCGTGATGCCGGTGCCCACGATGTTGGCCACCAGGCTTTCCAGGCCGCGGGCCACATAGGGCACGTTCTGCACCAGGCTGCGGGCGCGCACGCGCAGGGTGGTGGCGTCGCCGGTGTGGTCGGTGTTGGCGCTGGCGCCGGCGCGGCGGGGGCGCCAGCCGTCACGCGGGCTGGCCCCTTCATAGGCGCGCAGGCGCTCACGGTCACGGATGCGCTTGAGGCCCGTGCTGGGCGCCACCGCGGCGATGAGCTTGTCGAGGATGTTGCCTGCCATGGTGGTGCCCGGGCCTTATTCGCCGCGCAGGGTGGCGAACTGGACGCGGTAACTGCCGCGCCGGGTGCTGGCCTGGGGCGAGACGGCGGCCAGCTCGCCCTTGATGAGGGTGCGGGCGCGTTCCAGGTCAGCCATGCTGCGGTAGGTGATGCGCCGGCCATTGACTTCGACTGTCAGCTCGCCGGTGGCGATGGCTGTGTCAACGGCGGCCAGGTCTGAGGTGGTGAAGCTCATGGGCGGTGTTGCATGGTGTGCTGCGTGGTGCGCGCCTGGGCGCGGGCTGGATGGCTTCTTGCGGGATGCGCTGACGGTAGCCGGGGCGGTGTCTCATTTCCAGGAAAACTGAGACAAGCGGCTGAGACAAGCGGGCGCCCTTCCCTGCCCGTTTAGGCCGGCGGGGCCACGCTGCGGCGGCTGGATTGCTTGAGCACGCGGTACACGGTGGCGCGGCCGATGCTCAGGGCCCGGGCCACTTCGGTGGCGTTGCGGCCGTTGAACATGGAGAGCACCTGGCTGACCAGTTCTTGCCGGGCGCTGGCGGGGCGGCTGGCGATGTAGCACTCTTCCCCCCGGAACTCCGCCCGCACGGCGGCTTTGAGCTGCTGCAGGGCCTGCGGTTCCAGCACGGTGAGGCGCGGGTCTTCGCGCAGGAACTCGAAGATGCGGTCGACCAGGTCGGCTTCTTGCGCGGGCGGGGTTGGGGGCTTGGGTGCCGCGGGCGCGGGCTTGCGGGGCGGGGGGTCGGCCAGGGCGGTGGCGGTGGCGGCGGCCTGGGCGTGGGCGGCGGGTTTGGGCATGGGGTTACCAGTCGCGGGTGGGGCGCCTGGGCGGCGGCGCAGGGGGTGGCGGGGCGGGCTCGGGTGGAGCGGCGGGCGTGGGCTGGCTAGGGGCGGGGGCTGGTGGGGCGGCTGTTGCTGCTGGCGAAGGCGCTAGTGCCTGGGCTGGTGCCTGAGCTGGCGACGGCCCTGGTGCCTGTTCGGCAGTGACATTGGCCGAGACATTTCCCGCCGGCGTGACATTGGCGGCCGGCGCGGCTGACATCGGCGCGGGAGCGGGCTGGGGCGCGGGCGCGGGCGGCGCTTCGTCGAACAGGCTGCGCTCTTCCACGCGGTTCTGCCACTTGAGCCAGTCGCCCTCTTTCCAGCGGTCGATGCCGGCGAAGTGGGCGCCGGCCAGGGCGTAGACGGCGCAGTCGAGCGCTTCGTTGCGGCGGCCGTTGGGCTTGACCCACTCCAGGCGCGGGCGGCCTTTGACGTATTTGGTGACCAGGCGCTCGGCGGTGAGCTGCTCGAAGACCTCGGGCGGCAGCAGGCGGCTCAGGAGCACGTAGCCGGGGCCGGGCTGCTCGGTGCGCAGGCGGCCGTAGATTTCGGCCTTGGCGGTGTCGGTGCCGATGGGCCAGAGCTTCACGCCGCCCTTGATCTTGTTGCCGCGCCAGTTCACATCCACGTCGGTGGGCTTGCCCAGGACGGCCTTGCCCGCCTGGCTCTGGCCCTTGACGGCGTAGACGTGCGCGTGCTGGTGGGCGCGGGCGTAGGCGTAGACGGCCTGGGTGTGGTGGCCGCCCGAGTCGATCATGGTGGCGATGATGGGCACGGGCCGGCCGCTGGCGTGCAGCACGGGGGTGCGGCGGTATTCAGTGAGGCGGGCCCACACACTGCCGGGTTCGCTTTCGGCCTGGCCGGGGTCGCCGTAGAAGACGGCGCGGTCCACCAGTTGGCGCTGCATGCCGCGGCCCCAGGCCCAGAGGTAGGCTTCGATGCGGTCGCCCTGGACGTCCACACCCTGGGTCATGACGAAGTGGCCCCACTGCACCTGGCGCAGGGGCACATCGGTGGCGCGCTTGCGCAGGGCGTGTTCGTCGGCGCGGTCGCCCTGCTCTTCGAAGGTTTCGGCCAGGCGGGTGTTGACGAACACGCGCAGCAGGCTGATGTCACCGGTGCGGCTGGCGGCGATGGCGGTTTCCCACTCGGTCACCAGCGTGGCCCAGCTAAGCCAGCCCAGCGGGCTGTAGAGGCTGCTGAGCTGGAAGCCGCGCACGCGGCCGGCGGCGGCGCCGGGGTTCTCAGCCACCCAGCGGCCACCGGCCAGCATGGCGGGCTTGTGGTGCTCGCGGATCTCGGCGCCGCAGGCGCGGCACACGTAGCGCACGGTGTCGGGCAGGGCGCGGCCTTCGGCGTCGCGGTCCCACTTGAGGCCGTGGGGCTTGTCGGTGCCCCAGTCCAGCGGCTGCAGCTCCTGGCAGTGCGGGCAGGGTACGTGGTAGCGGGCGCGGTCGCTGGCGAGGTAGCGGCCTTCGATGCGGCTGAAGTCTTTGGTGGTGGGCGTGCTGGTGAGCAGGCGCTTGCGGCGGCTGAAGGTGGACTGGCGGGCTTCGGCCAGCTTGATGGGGTCACCCTCGCCATCGACGTCCAGCGGGTAGCCGTCGATTTCGTCCAGGAACAAGTCGCGCACGGGCATGGAGCGCAGGCCCGCGGCGCTGTTGGCGCCGGCCACGGCCATGAAGCCGCCGGCGAATTCCTTGAGGAGGGTGGTGTTGGCGTCATCCCGGCTGCGGTTCTCGCGCACCTTGCGGCGCAGCGCGGGGCTCTCCTCGATCATGGGCGCCAGGCGCTGGCGGCTGTAGCGCTTGGCCATGTCGATGGTGGGCTGCACGATCATCACCGGCCCGGGGTTGGTGTCCACCAGGTAGCCCAGCCAGTTGGAGCCGATGCGGGTCTTGCCGGTCTGCGCGCCCCACATCAGCACCACCTCTTCCACGGTGCTGTGCTGGCTCAGGCAGTCCATCGGCTCGCTGGCGTAGGGCGTGCGCGCGGCGCGGTACGGGCCGGGCTCGGCGCTGTCTTTGGCGCTGAGGATGATGGAGCGTTCGGACCAATCGGAGACGCCGATGCGCGCCGGCATGGCCGCGAACTCGCGCAGGATTTCATCGACGCGCTGCTGCGCGTCAACGAGCTGGTGCGGGAGGTCGCGGGCGCCCATCGTGTGGGGTCAGGTGGCCGCGGTGAGCTGCGACATCACCTGGCGCAGTTCGTCTTCGAGCAGGGCATGGATGCGCGCCTGGTCAGATTCCGCAGCAAGCTGGGCCGACAGGCGGGCGGGGATCTGCAGCAGGCCTTCGCGGAAGGCGGCGGCGCGCTTGGCCAGGGCGGCAGCCCAGTCATCGGCGCGCACGAGCTGGCCCTGCATCTCGGCCAGCTTGAGCTCGGCCAGCTCGGCCTCGGCGCGCTCGCGCCTGGCGCGGCTCTTCCAGTAGCCGGTGGCGCTGTCTTCGTCGTCATCGTCACCGCCAGCGGTGCCGCCCGTGCTGCCGCTGCCGCTGAGGTTGACGTCGTCGGTGGCCCGGCTGCCCGCCCGCACGCGCGTATTGCGCGCCCACTGCGCGTCCGCGGCCACGGGGTCGATCTTGCCGTTGATGAGGCTGATGCGCCCATCGCGCACCGCGCGCCGCACGGCGCCCTCGGTGCACCCGCGCCGCCGGGCGTATTCGGCCTGGGTGATGAGCTGGACCGTACCGACAGGCATCAGCGAACCCCTAGGCGTACAAAGTCCGCACGGGACCAACTAGCGAAAACGCGGGGTCCGAATTACC